CCGTTTTGCGCGAATACTGCGAGGGCGTTTGTGGTATCACGGAATGATAAGCCAAGCCCTGAAGCGACCGGCGCGACCATAGAAAGCCCGTACTTCAATTCGTGGACGTCTGTCGCCGAAGCGTTCGCTGCTCCCGCGAGTTGGTTCGCTGCTTGCGTTGCATTCATGCCGTCACGCTTGAACGCGTTTAAAGCTGTTGAAGTAATTTCCGCCGCTTCCTTCAAGTCGAGCTCCCCAGCGGTTGCCAAGTTAAGCGACGCGGTAAGCCCACCGTTTAGGATATCTTGCGTGGAAACCCCGGCTTTTGCCAGTTCTCCCACGGCGTCCGCTGCTTCCGCTGCTGAAAAGGCTGTATCTGCCCCGGCTTTAATAGCTGCGTCGTTGAATTTCTTCATCGTTTCTTCGCTTTCGCCAGTAACCGCCTTGATATTGCTCATTTTAGCCTCGAACTCGGCCGCTTTTGAAATTGTGCTCTTGATTGCTTGTTTTCCAAGATCGAAAGCCTTATATGCAGCAGCGACTCCGATAACTTGTTTCAATAACCCACTAGAAGCACTTGCAGCGCTATTCGTATGGCTTACAATTCCAGTTAAAGCACTAACAGCTTTCTGTCCGGTTGTTTGAAACGCATTTCCGAGCGAGCCTCCGACGTGTGTCGCGAGCTTGTTCGTTGCTGATAACAAACGCCCACCGAATGAGTTGCTAACTCGATCCGCGAAGCCGTTTACTTTAGTTGTCAAGCCTGAAAACAAGCTGGACCATGACGAATTGATAGGATTTAAAACCCTTTGACCGAGCGAGCTTGTCACTCGTTGCGCTGCTGATAAAACGCGAGCCTCGAAAACTGCTAAACTGTTGGCAATGTCATTAAACGCGGACTTGTAAGGTCCACTCATATTTTTAGCAGAATTCGCAAATACCGAACCGATTGAATGAGCTTTTGAGCTGATTCGTGTCGCCATCGAGTCGATACTGTTCGCCATTTCTGCAAAAGCGCTTTTTGGTGATTTTATCGCATTTGCGATGTCAAAACTAAACGCTTTTTTAAACCCTGAATTAACTTTTGAACCGAACGACAAAATTTCGTTTTTCATCGTCCCAAAAATGCCTTTTATATCATTTGATAGACGGATAAGGCCATTTCTCAAGGGTTCGGGCAATTTTGCGCCAATGTTTGAAGCGATACGCTGAAGCTCACCCATAGCGATTTTTAACCCACCAGTCAGACCTTGACCGATTTTAGAGCCTAACGATTGATTGTTGCTTGCTAGTCGGTTCATTAATTCCCCAACTTCGCGAATCATCTGATTAGCGCTTTTAGAAGCAGATTGTGCCGCTGTTTCAAACGCTTTTTTAGTTGAATTAACGACCTCGTTCATCGCCTTATCGTATTCGGTTAAATCCGCACCAATAAGGGCTTCAATTGATCCATCAAAAGCCATCGCTTCACCTCCTTTTTTCTTTTTTTAATGTCTATTCCGGAAATGCTCGTTCAATCGTTCGATTTTCGCGAGTAAATCCTCGTTATTTCTCTTGTCGTTGTCTTTCGGACTGAATAAGCGTCTAACTTTATCGCGGTCCTTTTTCTTGCTCAATTTACTTACTTCCGCTTTTTTCGCGTTAAGTGTGTATCGTAAATTGAAGGCAAGCTCGACAAGATTTTCTCTTTCTTCAATACTGCGATAGTATAGACCTTCACGAATCGCGTCAAGCTCCCTTTTGCTGCAAGAATAAATGATTCGTGTATCTGTTAAGCCTAAACGGGCGCACTCGATTAAGAGATTGCGTTCTTCAACCTTCCAATTTGTGCTTCCGTTTGTTCGATCTGGAATTGTGCCGTCGCTTGATCTTGTGCTGTTTCTGCTTTCGCCTTCAAATACTTCAAGGCCAATTCGAGCTTCTCGATATACTTCAAAACTTTTTCGTTGAAAAAACCTGAATCCACCATTTCTTCTTCAATAGCTTTAAAGATTGGCTCGGTAGTTGTCGCGTCCAATTCTTCCAATTTAGCTGAAATAGCTGTCAATGCTTCCTCATCTGAAATAGCTTTCGCTTTTTTAGACGCGCATAGTTTAATTAAGTCAACCAACGCCGAATCGTTACGCTCAACTACTCGAAGGAATAACGCGCCTACGCCGTCTTCGTTTGGTTGTCCGTTTTCGTCGCGACTTGATAATTCGCGATTGACTTTAAACATAAGCATATAATCAAATTTAATTTCGATTGCACGGTTTCCGACTGTAAATTCCATAGTTTATACTCCTTTTAGTTAAAAAAATAAAAGCAAAAGGGCTTTTGACGGCCCTCTTGCTTGAAAAATTAGCGTGTGATGTTGTTGTAATCGCCAGTTGTTTCGCCCGGATTTTGGTAATCATATACTTCATTAAGCATATTAATTTCTTCCGTTGAAAGCGGGAATTTCCCGTCGCGAAGACGTCCAACGATTCCGACTGTATAGTTAAGTTCAGTAAATCCATCGATAGCGTCGTCGAATTCGATATCGTCTTTGATTTTACCATAACCGAATTGTGCTGGATAAGTGTCTTTTCCAGTTGACGTATCTTTCACGCTTTCGTCAACGATAACGCGCCAGATTTTGACTGATTCACCCGTTTTTTGAGCGTCCAAGATAACATTGACTGATGGATCTTTTGGTGCAAAGTATTGAGTCAACTCGATAGAGTGCTCGTCTGTTGCTTTTTCAAGCAAACGCCCTTGTTGTGTTTGCTCGTCGATGTATTCACCACCCATTGTGGTAGAACCATCTTTACGATAAGCTGGAAGCATTGCTCCCGTGCCTTTTTCTGCGTGAATAGATTGAATAAAGTAAAATACTTTTTTCCCTACGATTGGCTTCGCAATCGTAATTTTAATTTTTGCCTTGTCTTCTGCTTCACTCATATTTTAAAACTCCTTTTTTAATAAATTATTTCTGTCAAATTTAAAACAATATGATAGACCTCACGGCCTACTGTATTATCTTTCAAAACATTTGTAGCCGTTCTCGAATTTCTTCCGATACGCCTGATAGCTTCAGAGCGCACTCTTTCGACTTCTCCGCGACTTTCATCGCCCGGAAGGAATATATCCACCTGAACGCCTAAATCCTCGATAATCAGCCCCGTTTGGACTGTTTTCGATGTGTCCGAGCTCGTTTGACCGATAACGATAAACGGCTCTAGCGTTTTCGGTTCTGGAAGATTAAAGTAAATCGGAAGGTTTAACGGCTTCAATTTTTCGCGAATATTCGCGAGCGCTTTTACTGAAGGTGTTTCAAAAGTCATAAATCACCTCCTAAACATTTTGTGAAGATTCTTGAATAGAACCTCACTTTCTTCTTTCAATGCCGGACCGAGGAAAGGTTGTGCCTTCATCTTACGCGTTCCAAGCTCCACATAGACGGAATAACCAGCGGGGGACGTTACTTTGTAACGTAACATTCCCACTCTCGCAACGAAAATACCGTTCCGCATGAATCCGGTATCGACTGCTGCTTTCATTTTAGCTTTACGCTCAACCCGTAAGGCCGAACGTTGAAGCTCCGCGCTTACTGCCCGTCTTGCCTGTTTTGGTTTACCTTGTACGCGACGAATAAACTTATCAAGCCCCTTAACTTTATAAGTAAAACTCATAAATAAATCACCGTGCTATTATGATGGTATCTTTTGCCTTTGATTTTCATCTTACGCCCTTTATAAATCACTTCGGAAAAATCCTTATGGATACCTTGCAAGTGCAACTTGAACGCGTCGAAGTCGTACTTACCAAAAAGCCCCATCATTTCATAGTTTGACATGTCATTTTTCATACAAGGTATCGGGGAGCTGTTACGTTTCCCCGTTTTTTCAAATAATTCATCAGTCGGACGTGTTTCAAAAATCAAAACAACGCGATCACTATAAATCATACGCGCCCCCCTTAAATGAATCTAGCGATTCCACGGGCGCGATTTTTGACTGCTAGGCTTTCCAAAATAGCCTTGTTATCATCTGTTAGATAGCTATCCTCCCAAGTAAAGCTCCGGCCTTCTTCGCTGTCAGCGGTTGCCCCTTCAGAATTTAAGCGGTTAAATCGACTAACAGCCACGTCACGAAGAATATAGCTCACGCTATCCGGCAATTCTGCCAATGGAAAGTCCGAAAAGCGGTTGACGAACGCGATAATACGCTCGAAACTATCCTTCACAATTAAGGCCAAAAGTTCGTCTTGTTCTTTGTCGCTTTCCGGAATTCCTTTCAATAAACGAATTTCTTTCGTTACTTTTTCTAGTTCAATAGCTGCCATCGTTTCCCCCTTAATTATCCGCCAGGTACTACTGCCGGTGCTTCGATTGTAGCCTCAACCACGCCGTCCGGAATTTCAGCAAAAAGAACGTTAGCTCCAAAGAATACAGATTCAAAAGTAAGGTTGTTCAAGTGACGGTCACGGCTTACAGCAATTACGCCCGTTTCATCCGTGAAGTCTGCAAACAATCCGCCCAAGTCACCGTTAGCAACGTTTAGGTACGCGAATACCAAGTTTTCGACTGCTGTCGTGTAAATCTTACCTTTCGGACATGATGGCATAACGATAACGTTTTGCATACCGAGGAAGTTTTGCAAGAGTGTGAATCCGAAAACATTTGAAGCGTCAGAAGCAACCGGAGTATTTCCGAGGTATTCTGCAACGTCAAGCGGGTTTACGAATGATACAAGCGGAGAGCCTTCAAACTCGTTTACAGTTGTTAGTTTGCCCCAGCTTTGCGCAAGTGCTTCTTGCAAGCCTTTACCTTTAACTTTAGTCTTAGTCTTTTTAAGGTAAGTTAGGAAGTCTTCTTTGATTCCGTTTTGAATTTCGCGAAGAAGACGTGTATCAGCTTCGGAAATAGCGCGTGACGCACCGTGACGGGCGATAGCTTCAGCAGATACCGCACGGCGTTTTTTGAACCATGTAACGGTGTATTCTTGATCTTTCGCACGACTTACTTTTGAAAGTGGAATTGTTTCACCTTCAGCCGTTACCGTGTTATCGATATCAGTCGTCCATTTGTACGTTTGAATTTTAAGGTCATTTGTCAATTCTTGACGACGTGTTACGCCCAAAAGACGAAGCAAGTCGTTAATGTTTTTAGAAAACTTGTTGACAAAATCAATAGACTTAATTTCGCCCAAGTCTTGCATAGTTGTTAATTTATTTTCAGCCATATTTTAGCCCTTTCTAATTTTTAAATAGTCCAATGTTTGCAGCAATTAAGGCTTGACGTTGTTCGTCGTCCTCAACCGCCATAATTTCAGCTTTTGTCAGCGATACCGGTCCAGTCCCTTTTCGTGGTGCTTTCTGTGCCAAGCGTTCATCGACGCGACTTTCTACCGCTTTATCAAATACCGAGCGCAATAGCCCGATTTTTTCTTTGGTGACTTCCGCTGTTTCAGAAATAACAAAATCCAAGAATTCAACCGGCAATCCTTCTTCACTCAAAAGCGTTTGAGTTGCTACTCGCATTTCTTTTTCTGCAAGTACGCGCTCACGTTCTTCGATTGCTTGAATTCGTCGCGCTTCTTCTTCTTTTGCGCGTTCGTCTTTTGTCATTTTAGCCAAGCGTTCACCTTCGCTTTTCGCTTGTTCGATAATTTCCGCTTGTTCGTCTTCCCACTTCGCACGTTCAGCCGCTAGCATTTTGCCAATTTCTGCCCGTGTAAAGGTACGTTCCGATTTTTCTTGCTTGGTTTCAACTTTTTCTTCTTGAGTGACGTCTTGCTCAATAGCTTCAGTTTCAACGGTTGCTTGTGTATTTTCTGACATTTGTTTTCCTCCGATGGTTACGCCATCAATCGATATTCTCGTTTTACGCCCGGCGGCGAAACAATGCAGCTTTTAAAGTCTTCCGCATAGTCTGGACAACAAAAAAAGCGGTCTATTCCCGCTTGTCAAGATACCGGATCACCCCCTTATCTATTTGAACGTTCTTTATTCGCTTTTTTAATTCCGTCAATCAATCCGGCAATGATAGCCCAACCTACCAAAACCAAAACAGAAAAACAGATTAAGCCAGCAACCCAAGAAACAAGGTCCCAGATATTAAACATCATTTTTTTCTTCCACTCCTTCCCCGTTCAATTCGCCTTCATCCGGCATAATAGTAGAACGACAATTATAATGAAACGGCGGGATATTGACGCCCGTCTGCGCTTCTTCGAGTTTATATAATTTGTCCTCTTGTGCAATTCGCCGGCAAATTTGAGTCGTTCGATTATCTAAAACGACCAAAATCCGATAATATTTCAAGCCTTCGCGTTCGTATCTCTTAATGGTTGCACGGTTTATAACTGCCGTCGCGTCCGTTCGGACAAGCGTTTCAGCCCTCGAGCGTGCCACGTTGAACTCTTTTCGGATTTCTCGCGCCATCTCTTGCGGACTATCACCACGAATGAAGCCATGACGAAAAACCTTCTTCAAGCTATCTGCTAGCGTGTCAGTATTCCCCCAAAGTTGCTCAGAATAGTTCCGGCCATTGAATGGTGTCTTGATAACTTCCTCGAAGGCTGGACGATTGACCGCACCCGCACGCCCACCGACTGATTTTCGATAGGCGTATTCCGCCACGTCGTATAGATACTTTTCAAAGCTCTTATGAAGCGCCCCCGCAAGCACGCCAGCGCGATATACTGCTTCAGCGTGTAAGGCTTCAATCCTAAGTGCTTGAGCTGCCGAATATTGTTCGTTTAAACGGTTCAATAATTCCGGATCGCTTTCAGCTTTCTCACGATACTTCCGAGCATTTTCCACATAGTCACTAAGGTCTTCACCCCTCAAGCGTTTCATAGCGTCTTGATAGGTCATTTCGTGCCCTTCAGCGTATTTTGTATAAAAGTCAAAAATCGCTTTTTGTAGCTTCACCGACTGCGCTCGGTAAGTTTTTTCTAACTCAACAAAAAAATCAATATCTTTTCGGTCAACGTACTCGAATATTTCTCGAGCGCGCTCCGTCCAGTATTCATCATGGCTTGTTAGCTTCTTCAGTTTGTTCATCCGCTACCTCGTTTTCTTGTGTGATTCGTGGTAACATTTCAAGCGCCTTTTCCGTATCTTCCTTCAGTCGTTTCAATTCCGTTTCAGCATTGACTCCAGTCACGCGCTCGAGAATTTCGACAATAGTTTGTTCACTTACGACGCCATACAAATTCTTAACGATTGCCACTAATTCATTATCATTTTGTGGAAGGTTCGGAGTGAATACGATATCGGTCTGATTGATAAGGTTATAATTCCCAGAATCATTTCCCTTGATTTTCCAGATATTGACCGCTAGACGTAAGCGACGCATGAGCCCCTTTTCAAACAAAAGCTCTTGTTTGCCTCGGTAATTGTCCGCTGCCATCATCTTATATTTCATCGCTTCGCCCGACTGTGTGCCGGCGAAATTGCTATCGGTTGTGTCCGGCGTGAAGGTAAAGCGTAAGATATCATTTACTAAACGTTCTTTATATGCTTCAGCTCCGGCTGTGTCGTATGTTTTAACTAAGTAATGAGCCGATGGCGAAGAACCTCCCGGAATCGGGTTATCGTCAAGGACCAATATTTTCGCTTTTTTGAAAGATTGCGAAACAGCCAAGCGACCGTTCGGATTGATTCGACCGTCTTCCAAAAAGTCCTTATCGTCAACCCCGGTAAACGGATTGCCAGAAATAACCAGTAAAGCCTCGTTACTATCTTGTTGGAAGTTTGCCAATTCCGATTGTGATAAGTCGTAAGCGTCAATAGAGTCAAGCACGGCTTCAAACGCTCCGGTTCGGTCTGTGTTATTGCTAAACTCGTTCACCGGTACGCCATTAAAGAAATGCTCGCTTTTTTCTTTCAGTCGAAGCGTGTCCGCTTCCTGATTATCGTCCACATACTCGTATATAGAATCATCGGTATATACTTTCACAAAATCGCGTTTGTGTCCGTCCCCGTAACTAATAGAGTAATAGTTGACTGCCATCAAAGAGCGCTGCTCGTAACTATCATCATAAATGACAAAAGTCTGTTCCGGGTTCATTCGGTACAACTTCACCCAAACACTTTCGTCCTCGTCTTTAAACGTATTTAGCAATTCATAAGCTCGGCCATAAATAGCTAAGTCTGTTTTGATAGCCACGTTATGATCTTGCTCGTTGTTTTGTTTGCTAAAATTATCGATTAAGGCTTGAATTTCTTCGTTTTCGTTCTTGTATTCGACCGGATTGCCGAGCATATACCCTTGTTCAAAAACAGTAATATATTTCGCCCAATCGCTCGCGATTCGATTATCCGCGCTGTATTTATCGCTTTTCTCGTCGCGATACTTGATATTATTATCAGCCAGATAATACCGTTTCAGTTCTTTCAAGCGGTCCAGTTGTTCCGCTCGGTGAGTTCCGACGAAATTTTTCAGCCGTGCAATCCATTTCTGACTTTCAAATTCGATTGTTTCAAAATCTTCGATTGTCATCATGAATTGACGATTCGCGTTTTCATCAAAACGTCGTCCTTTTAAGAATTCCAATTTCTTTTATTCCTCCTTTTAGAAATAGTATTGCGCGCTTGCCATACGTTCTTTTACTGTGCTGCTCGTATCGTAAACGTGCTGCGAATAGATCGCGTACCTCACCGCGTCCAGAACGTCGTCATGTTCTTTGACCGGTTCGCCCGTTCGCTCATTCCAAACGTACTGATAGATTTCATCTTTGAACTTGCGTACCTTATTTGAAGCAACAAAAAAGCGACCGCCCTTCATGAGCTTCGCCACTTCTTCAATTCCGGATAATACCGACTTATAAGCGTTAAAGCATTTCAGCCGTTCGCGGTTAAATCGTCCGACGTGTTCGGGACGTGCCGAGTCAGCCCAGAAGAATATATCACCATATCGGGCTTTTATATCTTTTGCAAGGTCCACCCAAAAGTCAATTTCTTTGTACTGGTAAGCGTGTTCCTCTAAGATATACACATCGCCGGCCTCGGTTTGACCGACGACCACGATAGAACCCCAGTGTTCATATCCCCAGTCAACCCCCGCGTAAATTTTCGCGAAATGCTCGGGCAATTCGTTTACATACATATCTTCTTTAAAGTCACGATATACCGCACCTTCACCAATCACCCAACGCCCGTATATACCGCGTTCAGTAAACATACCGGAAGGCGTCGTTGCGATCAAGTTATCGACATATCGTTGATTCAAGAATGTATTATCAAAAATTGTAAAATGATTGGCAAGTATTTTCTCGCCGTCTGCCTTGTCGATATAATCAACTTTTAGCCAATGCTTCGGATGGTCCGGGTTGGTATCGCATATAATACGCGCACCGTAACCTGAGCAACGTTTTAAAATTTCGTCGAATACCTCTTTATTCGCCAGCGTTGCCTCGTTGACATAAGCTCCGAAGGCTGTCATACCACGAATGGCTTTCAACCCCGCTATCGAGCCCGTAAACGTCGTCACGACATACACCCCGAAAAGCGTAAAATTGCCGTGCCTATCAAAACGGAATTCGTGCCCGTAAGCGTCTGTGATCTCGCGTAAGATATTCGTTTGCAACGTCCCAGACGATACCGCGCCTAAGATATACATCGGCGTTTGAACCCCGACTTTTGCAGCGTTCTTTTTGACGCGCTTTAATTCCATTAAAAAAAGATCGTTATCGAGTTTTGTCTTTCCGGCCCGTACTGCGCCGTGGTTTATCATCATATACCAATCACGGACAAGGGAACGCCTCAAGATTTTAATTTGTTTATCCGTATAAAGCCTGTCAAGTGCCATCTTGAATCACCCCTTCCAGCTTATCGAAGTAATCGGCCATGATATCCTCGGAAGCAACCCCGCCTTCAAGCTGCTGCTCGCGTTTCTTGTTCTCGAGTTGCATTGCCTTGACGCGTTCTTTTTGTTCTTTCTTGTCAAGGCTGTCTTTCGTGCCCTCGTTACCGTTCATCTTAGCCAGAAGTTCAATCGCTCGCATATCACCCTTTAAGGCCTTTTGCAAAAGAACCGTCACGACCGCCGTCTGGTTTGTAGCGCTCAAGCCTTTTTCTTCGAGTGTTTCTTTGAGTTGCGAACTGAAAACGTCCATCGATAATATCTCGTTTACTTTCTTTTTTAAGTCTGCTTTTTCCCTTCGAGCTTTCCCGGAGGCGATACCGCCTTTTCGTGAAATTTCTCTTGCTTCTTCCTTGGTTCGCTCGGTAACTGGAATCAAGTTTTCTGTTCCATCTCTAGGCAATTCTTACCTCCTTTCAAATTAAAAAAGCCACAAGTTTTTTACTCATGACTTCGTTTTATATTCTAAAAGAGGGATTGTCGTTTTTATTTCGACAACAAAAAACCCCAATTAAGGGGTTAAATACAACGCAATGATACGGATTCGCACCGTAGCTTCCTCTATCAAGGCGTACTCCTTCTATACTATCCCTTGCGTTTTCTATTAAAATTATACCACTCTTTCGTCACTCTATCAACCATTTTCCTCTCTTTAGTTGTTAGATTCGTGCCACCTTTTTTACTTACTTCATATTCATTATGAAAATAACCGTGATGAACATGAGGAATCATTTTTTTATGTTCATGATCTAGTTCTATCTGTTTATTGCGTTTATTTTTTGTATCATTGTAAGTAATACTCTTTAAATTGTTTGTGTGTTTATCAACTAATGCATACACTCTACCTTCGGTCATAGTTTCCATCGGCGCTTTTTGTGAGCCCTGCTCATTTTGAACAACAAACTTAATATTCCCTACTTTATGTAAAGTTTTATATTCTGTACCATACTTTTTGCCTTTTTTGCTCATGCCAGAGCTCGCACCTCTGCCACCCAACGCTTCCACCTCTTTTTCTCTCTACTCGTACTTATACCAGTCAAAATTTTCTTTTTTCATTTTCTCGTATAGACGGGGATTCTGATTTTTCGAGTAATCTTTTATAATCGCCTTTACTTCCCCTTTTGTTTTTTTATCTAAATTTTTATAGCCCTTTTTCGTCGCATATTTAGCAATGACAAATTCTTCATTTAACCCAAACGTCGAACCAAGTCTTGCAGCGTTCTTTTGAAACATCGTCAAAAAACCTTTCGCGCCTCTTGGAATATTCTTTAATTTATATTCTCTATCACCGAATTTTTTTATTTCGTCTATCCTATTGAATAAAAAAGACTTCGTTTGTTCTTGTTGTTTTGCTTCAGTTTGTACTACTTCAGCTTTTACGCCTCCGCCACCGGATTTTTTAACTTTTCCGGAGCTTGCACCTCTACCGCCCATGTCGTTTCATCCTTTCTGTCGTTGCATTTTCAAAATAATGTACTTCAATATCTCCATAGTCATATTCGACCGCACCACCATAGACCAATAATCTTTTAGGCTTCAATAGCTCGATCATAGCGTTCATACCATCGCGCCATATTTCCAATTGTTCTTCATTCTGTTTAACTCCGATTGTACTAACCGCAAGTGTAGCGCCTACCGGCAACCCGTCAAAACAAAATGAAAAGCTATCCGAATACGCCCACGATACAGTAGGAATCACGGTATAGCCGTAACGCTGCATAACTTGACCGATTAACCTCGAGCGATAAACGTTCCATACTTGCATAGCCACCGGCATATCAATATATAAGCTAAAATCCGGTGTTAGTACGCAATCGAATTTACTTAATTTTTCAATATAAAATTCCGGGCGTTGCCAGATTCTCTCAAATTGATAATCGTCAAGGAAGAAATGAACCCCCGCTTCATAATCGGGCTTGTTTAAAACGTAATTAAACCCTTGTAACTTTTTAGGGATATGATCCACCGGTTCAAGGATAGGCATTTCAAAACGTCCTTCAGTTTTTCCGGGCTCGAATAAATCGAGATTGTACTGATTGATTGTTGTTTCTCTATGAAATTCCCCTTCATCCTCTTTTGGTGCATCATCCGAAAAACCGAGGTCCACTTCTGAAAATTCGAATCCGTATTCGCTCATATCGACGGTAAAGATATCTTCTAATTCCGCGCTTAATAAATCAGCGTCGAAGCCCGTGTCGATATTCAGCTTATTATGCACCAAGATATAAGCCTTCTTTTGTTCTTCGGACAAATGAGATAATCAAATAGCTTCCACTTCATCATATCCGAGCTGCTTTAAGGCCTTCAATCTTCCGTGTCCTTCAATTAAGACGTTATTTTCATCTATCGCGATAGGATCATTATTTCCAAATTCGAGGATTGATTTTTTTATTTTTTCAATTTGTTCTTGCGGGTGTAATTTCGCGTTATTTTCGTATTCCACCACGTCAGCAATATTTATTGTCTCAATTTTCATATAAGCACCAAAAAACAGCCCGAAAAGGGCTGTCGAGTAGAATGGAAAGGTTGACAAGGAAAACTCATGAAAAACCTTGTCGAAGCGGACGGGCGGAATCGAACCGCCTGAAAACATAAAATTAAAAAATAAAATTAAATCAACGGAGATATGCAACTACTTTTCTGTTTGGTAAAAAACGATTAAATACAAAGGAATCCATGTTACCTTTCGTCCGCGTATGAAGCGCATTAATACGCTTCAAAAAGTTCTTTTTTCGTTTTTCTCCTGATAATACAATTTTATCACCTTTTTTCGTGCATTTTTCCCAACTTTTAGCGACTTTTTAAAAAAATACTTGTATATTTCTTTTCTAGTCCTTCAAAGAACGGCTTAATAACGTGCCTATATACCGAATTTTTTGACATAAAGAGTTCGAGTGCCACTCCTTCGACGTTCTTTGTTCGTGATACATAAAGAGCCTTAATTGCCTCCCAATTCGTACTCCCGCATTCCGCCTTGTATTCTTCAATCGCTTGTGCTAGCGTATAGAGTCGAATCAACTCCGGATCATTCTCTTTCATAATAACATTTTTCAAGGCTTCGGGAGTATTCTTTGCGGTCTTACTTTTGATATACCAGTTTTCGTCAAAATTTTGATACGGGAAAGTAATTTCTTCGATACGTTCTTTTATTTCTTTATCGAATGGATAGCGTCTAAGCGCGTCTATTAAATATCCGTATCGTGTTTCAATTCTCAAGCTTCCCACCTTTCTAGCCTGATAGCTTTTTAAAATTCTTTTTGATAGATATCGAAGACGCCTTTCTTTTGTGATTCTCTATAAGCAATCGCTTCTTCTTTCGTTTGAAATTCGACTCCTTCAAACGGTGACGTTCGATTATATTCCATCCTTGTAGCCTTCAAGTATTTTCTTACAACCCAAACTTTCAAAATTCCACCTCGTCTCCGATTTTTATTTCTTGATATTTTCGTTCACTCACCACGAAAACATTCCCGTCAACTGTGATTGTGAATAGACTTCCGATTTTTCGTTTTTCTTCAACCTTTCCAGTGATAGCGTATTTACTATCAGCATGATAAACTAGCAAAGGCTTCTGCTGCTCGTCTATAATCGACCGTTGCATGAATAGCAAGCAAGTTGTAAGCAAGGCATAGCCGATTAAAAAACGTTTCATCCCTTACCCTCCAAAAGTTCTGGATTTTCGTAGCTTACATCTAAAAATTTTCCTAGCCATTCAATAATTTCACGACTAGGTAACTTATCTTTCTTTCTGTTAATGCAGTAGTTTGCAACAACAGCATCTAAAAAACTTCTACTACTATTAAAATTAGGATGTGCTAAAATATGTTTTTTTAGTCTTTCTGCAATCGATGTATTCGGAACATAGACCAGTTGTTTTTTAATGTGATTGTAAAACATTCTTGCTTCTTTGCTCATTTTAATAACCCTTTCAACTGTTTTCTAACAAGACTTATTTTAGGAAAATCAGCTATCGATTTATTCCCGTTTATAACAATGAATTTTCTTAACATTTTAGGATTTTTGTGTATCATCTCTAATGCTTGTTCAAAATTCAAGTTTCTGATTTGTCTCATGTAATGACCTGAACAAAATTCAAAATTATTGATAAAACATTGTTTGATGAGTTCATCCGTCCATGATTTTTTTACTTCGTAATTGACTCCTAAAAAATCAAGCTCTTCTTCTACTTTTCCCAAAAGTGGATTTTTAGGATTTGTATTAATAATAATCATAAATACTCCTTATTTTCGTAAATGTTCCCGACAACTTCGAAATTTCCACCATGCGAAAAATTAGACATATAATCCACATTCCAGCGGTCATCATGTGGTTTCAATCGATAACTTCCTCTTTCGTTATCGTAAAAAACAGTATAAGGACTATCAAGAACCAGAACTATATCCCCCTCAAAGATTTCCTTGCCGTTTTTATCAAAGAGACAAGTTGACTGCATGAGGATGGTATTTCCAAATTTAATAAACCTCAATACATCGACTTCATCTTTATATTGGACTTCTTCGCTATCAAAATATAATCCATCAACACTGTGCATTTTTGACGTGATTTTATTCCACATCCTAAACTTTGGTATCATTCTTCTACCTCCTCATCTTTGTAAAAATCAATCTTTGCAAAGTTCTTTGGACTGATAGTAATAACTCTTTCTTCTGGTTCAATTTGATGTAGTTGTATATAACCTATGTTTCCATAATTTAAATCTTTTAATTTATAACGTATATAATCAAGACTCTCTTTTACTTCGATAGTTTCATCAAAGTTCGGATTTTGTAATCTAATTTTGGCCATCTACTCCACCTCAAAATGTTCTGGATTCAAAAGCTTCGGATTTTCGTAGATGTTCCCAATGACTTTGTAATAATACGGTAGGAATCTCTTTGCGATGTCAATCCGATAAGTACGACTTAGACCGTCACCATACCAGCGCCCTTTGTCTTTATCATACTTGACAATAAAGGTATATTCTGTCTGTATCTGATGATGTAAGATATCACCTTCAAAAACTTCTGTACCTTCCTTGTCAAAAAGGCCTGTCGATTGCATAAGTTCGATTTCGTCAAAGTTTATGAAATTTGTTTCACCAAATTCCCAATGCTCACCGATTAAAACGCTTTTCTTAAAATCTATCAACGAAACATCTAGCATTGTTTGCGTTTCTTTATCCCACGCGCGAAACTTCGGTATCATTCTTCAACCTCCTCGGCATTTTTAAGAGCAAATCCAACTCCATACATTAACAAGTAACTTTGAAGTCTTACAAAGTCTTCAATCAATTCTGCTTCTTGCACATCGTATTCGGCGATTTCATCCAAAAAATGTTCTATGTCATCATGTTGTACACTGCCGTACTCGGTTCTTGTGTGATTCATTTCAACTTCATAACCATCTACATCAATTATGTAATGAATCCCATCTGTCGAATTTTCATATTTATAATCTTTAATAATCATCACTTCACCCCCCGATTTCTTATCAAAACCTTTTCAACGTTATATAACGTCCCTAAAGTAGTCTGAATCGTACGTGGAATTTGTGCGTCATACGCTTTAAGACAAATCTGACCTTTTTCAAAATCCACATAAGCCACATCGTCAATATCTATACACTCTTCAGTCCAACCATATCTCGTCCATGCGTCTATAAACACATTATCGCTCATTCTGTTACCTCCTCAACTTCAAACAATGGACTATTAAATACTTCGCCAAAGCCCGCATCTTCTATCTCTTTGTGAGTATGTTCGCTCTTGACGTTTCCTATTTGTTCAGCAGAACCAAACCACCATGTTTCACTTAATTGCCCGAAAACCAAGTATTGTGAGTTACTTTTAATAGCTTTCATCTTAACTCGATACCGCTTTTCCTCGATTGTGTAGCCGTCAAGCCAAGCACGAGCGAAAAGTTCCATATTATCATCATTCCAAAACCAATCATCAAGTTTTTCATTAAATTCAGTATCTTTCATTGCACCGAAGATATGATAATTTTCTCCTTTTGTTTTATCAATCCAATCCGCCACAAACTGTGGTACTTTTACTTTTTCGGGTATATATTTTCCCTCAAATTTTCCTTGCTCGTACCCTTCACGCCATTTTGCACTACTGAAATCTTGCTCAAATTCATCCATGATAGCCTTTAGCCAAACTTCACGGTCATGTAATGGCAATTCTCGCAATCTTGCTAGTATGTTCTTGACATATCGCGGTGCTTCATCTGCGTGACCTGTTTCAGGTTCGTCTAGTTGTTCGACAAGAACTAAGACTTCATCTCTTTCGATGTAATCTTTTACACCAAATACAAATAACTTTTTAATTTGTTTAATCAATCCTTGTTTATCCATTCCGTCACTTCCTTCAATTCAACCATCGGGTTATCCAGTAACCACTCGAGATTTTTTGCTTTTATTTCATCAATTGTAAACGTCTGTTTAAACTCGACCGTGTAACGCGTTTCATCTTCAATCTCTATGATATACGTCCCCCGTGCCTTCTTTTTATTTTTCGTTGTAGCGATCAAGCTTCTCAACGTCCGAATATTCGCTCCCGTTTCATCTGCAATTTCTTGTAAAGTCCCGACTGCTGTTAGCTCGTCTTTTCTGTAATATGCAAAAGTACGGACTTTCATCGGTGAGCCCAGCAATTCGACGTCTGTCACCCTAAAAAAATCACAAAGAGTTTCGATTCCGAATTGACTCGGTAAGCGTGAGCCTCTGAACCATGAAATGACTGTATTGTATGCCCACCCGAGCTGGTCTGCCAATTCTTTTTTCTCGAGCCCTCGTTCCTCTGTGAATTTTTTCAGATTTTCCCGCAAGCGTTTTTTCTGCTCGTTGTCATATTTCACGTATTCCATAGTCAAACTTCTTTCTTTTTGACTGATATCTCGTACAGTTGATCTTTAATTGGGATTACGAAATTATCCTCAGTTAATTGTTTATCATCTTGTAACCGTTTAACAAGTCTTGCGCATAAAGCACCAAGCGCCATTTGTGGATCAAACTTTTTTAGTTTATCTTGTTCCATTTCTTCCAAAATTTCAAAATAAGTTTTTTCTTTCATGTCTTCGCTCCTTCCGCTTGAGCTTCGAGCCATTCAAACAAGAGCCCGAACTGCTGCACGACTAGATCGTTATCATTGTACTTTTTACAAATTTCAGCAATCGAGGACGATACCCAATGCCAATACCGGTCAGAACCGAAGCCGGCTAGTTGCGCCATCTGGTTACTTCTAGCCATCCACTCCGGAACTTCCACGCTAAAGAAATGTATATAATTCATTGTTCCATTCCTCCACTCTGACATAGATTCCGACAATCTTCGCCCAGAACTTTTCAGAAATTTCGCTAGCCACTTGAGCGTCGTCTTTCCAATAGCCGACTTTTGTCATGCAATCTCTAAATAGCTTTTGTAAATTATCTGTGTCTGGTTTCGTCGTTTTATATTGCCCGTCGTGTGCTCCCTTCACCATCGGAAAGCACCACTTGACGGTCAGACGAACCGCGCCTTGTATTTTATCCGGGGGAACGTGTCGCGATAGAAGACTTTCAAATTTTGCTCTTGCATTTTGCAATTCCACCGGTTCATAAAATACCGGCTTGCCATTTCGGACGTTTACTTTTTTTTGTTGGTGAGTTGTCGTCGGAATTTTTTCCATCGGTAAAAAGAATTCAATCATATTATTCGTCCTCGTAAAAAACAAATATCATGACATCTTCACCTAAAGTTTTGATCTCGGTATTAACCCAAACCTTTTTCTCTTTTTCTAGCCATGCTAAAAAAAGATTGACTTCCGTTTCAAATTGTGAAAAAAATCTCACGTTCGACTTAAAAAATTTTACTTTCATATTTTACCTTTTCTTTTTAGTTTTTTATTTTAGCTTTTCCATACGCGCTTAGTCCATGTCAGGGGACATGGTTACAGGGTTACAAGGGGCGGATGCATAGCCCCCTTGTTCCTGTTCATGTACCCATGGACCTTCAGGGACATTTTCCTAAATCTCTCTCTCCGGAGGAGGAGAGATTCTGTCCCTGGTTTTGTCCCTGAGTTTCTCGGGTTTGTCCCTAGAGCCTCAATCCCGCATGGTTGCGCGATTTCTTAGGGGCATTATCGGGTTTGTCCTTGTCCTTATTGACACTCTAGGGACATAGGGACATTTTCGGGTTTGTCCTTGAGAGTCAGGGACATTCCCGACGGACATTTTCGGGTTTGTCCCTCGGGTTTGTCCTTGTCCCTAATTTGTCCCTGACTCATTTTTAGGTAAAATTTGATTATTTTTGACTTCAAAATCACCATTATTTTTTACCCATCTTCTGATTGTTTTTTCGCTAACCGGTTTATCTTCAGTTGAAAAATATTCCACCATTTCACTCAATTCGACGGGGTTAATTCCGTCAAATAATACATCCATAGCCGTCGTGAATTTTTCATCAGCGGACTTCTTTTTCTTCTCGTTAGCTTTTTGACTATCTAAATTCTTTTTCCAATTAGGAGTCGTTTCTTCAAGTTGAATATCTGCAAGAATTCCGGAATCGTCTAAAAAATGCACTGGATAAGAGAACCACATATTCACCGGTTTAAACTTCGCGAACTCTCGAAGCGTACCTTCAACGCGCCACGCTGTCGATATTTCAATCGCTCGACGTGTGTCATTGATTTTCTCAACGTATGGAGCACGTTCTAACACGTCTTGAATTCCTTTTTCAAAGTGTGCTCTCATGCTGCTAGCGTTATATAAATCGTCAAGACTGACATATTGTTGATAATATGTATTATTCTTTTCTTGCAAGGCTTCTTTGTAAATTCTGCAAGCCGTATGATTGATCCGTTGCGTGTATAATTCTTCTGTGACTTCTAATTCCACTAAGTCAATTAAAGCGTCAGGATCTCGAGCAAACACGCCCGAACCACTAGCACGGTCCATTGACTTCTTACCACCTTGAGAACCTTTAGAGTGGTGATGGCAATATATCACTGAGCACCCGAGCTCTGTCGCTACTTTGTCGAACTGATTAGTAAAGTGTGCCATCTGGTCCGCGCTATTTTCGTCACCCGTAAGGACTTTATAAATCGGATCAATGATAACCGCTATATAATTCTTTTTAAGCGAACGGCGAATTAATTTCGGTGCTAACTTATCCATCGGTACTGTCTTACCGCGAAGATTCCAGATATCAATATTTTGTAGGTTGTTCGCTTGCAGCCCCATAGCCTCGTAAACATCGTGGAATCTATGAAGACATGAAGCGCGGTCTAGCTCAAGATTGACGTATAGAACTTTCCCTTGCGTACAATTCCAATTCAGCCATTTTCGACCTTCAGCAATCGCAATAGACATTTCAATCAAGCTAAACGACTTCCCGGCTTTAGACGGTCCAGCTATCAGCATTTTATGGCCTTGTCTTAGGACGCCTTCAATTAATTCAGGGGCTAGCTCTGGAAGATTGTTCCAACTATCCACTAACCCTTCCGGATCTGGTAAGTCGTCGTTTAAGTCTTCGATATACTGATACCATTCTTCCCAATTTCTTTTTCCGATATTGGTATCAACTAAAAATTGCTTTTGTCCGTTTCGCTCGAAGCCCGGCATACGGGACAAGCGCGACGGATTGCGGTTTTGCGTATCGACTGATATTCCGTTCTTTTGGCATATCTTATATAAGTAGTCAACACGTTTTCGGTATTCGTCATAGCTTCCAGCGTCCACCTTCACGATAGCGTGTAAGGACTTGTTCCCACTATACACAAGAGCAGCGATAGGAAGCTCAAGTTCTTTATAGATAGCGTTTTGCTTTTCTATGCTCATGCTATCTGATTCAACAAGTGCATATCGGTAGTCGGTCACGTTTTCGTTCTTCGCGCCCTTACCGTCAAGCGGATTGAAACGAATCCACGCGCCGGCTTCTTGGTGATAATCTCCGAGGACTGCCCCGATATCGCCGTTACACTTGGAAAGTTGCTCGATCAGTTGTCCGGCCGTTCGGTCATACGCCCCTTTTGTTGGAAGCCATTTTTCAATTTCGCCCGTTTCGTCGTTTACTTTTGGATAGCTTTCCGTGACGTATCCGACATTTTCGGACGATTCAAATAAGGCCTCGAGGTATCGGATAATTTCTTGGACCGGATTCCAAATTGTAGGCTCATGAATCTCTTTACCTTCAATCCAGTTTTTATCGATAACGCGATAATCTCTATCAATGGTATCGTTCCAGTCTAATTCGTGAGCGCCTTCGCTATCGCTTGAGTATGGATTCACCCACCCGTGGTCTTTTGCAAGTTGGACGATTGTCCCGCCCGTTACAATCGAGCCGGCTTGTTCGTTGAAAGTGTCCCACTTTTTGAAACATTCAAATTTACGATACCGACTATCATTTTGCGACCAGTTGTCCCAATCCGACGCGGTATATCCTTCATGTTTTAGAGCCATCCCGACATTTATCCATTCTTGATAGGATAAAACGGCCGGGTTGATATGCTCTAATAATGGCAACAAGTCAAATTCTCTTTCGTTGTTCATTTTACCCTTTCTTTTTTATTGTTTCTTCTGTTATTTGCTTGAGTTTTAGCGTCCACCCATCGACAATTCGAGGGCTCATAATTCCCGTCAACGTCGATTCTATCGATTGACAAGTTATCAGCGTACCCGTGAGTTAAAGCCCAGTTATAGAAAGATACGAAATCATTTAGCCATTCTGAACAAATTGAGATACCACGGCCACCATAATTTTTATAAGCCTTGCTTTTTTCGTTATAACAACGTTTTTTCATCCCTTGATGAATTTTAAAAAGGCGCGTTTTTGACAAATTATGGCTTCTGTTATTGCCCTTTTTTCGCGATTCTTCTTCAAAACATCCGCAAGATTTTATTTTTTTATATCGAATATGATCGCTTCTAATGTATTTTTGTTTTCCACATTCACAACTGCATAACCAATATATATATTTATTGCGCCGTTCAAACACATTCAAAACTGTTAATTTTCCAAAAACTCTATTTGTCAGATCTATCATTTTAGGCATTCTTTACCTCTATTCTGGTACAAAATTCGACGGTTCTATACTTCTTGGTATTCTCCAACCGTTAGCGGCAATTCTATTTATAAGTTTGCTTGCTGCTTCAAAACTCCACATACCCACATTTCGAAAGCCCTTATTTTCTAAAAATCTGATTTGTTTAGGTGTTGTCAAGCCTTCATTTTGTCTTTTATTTAGTCTGTCTAACAAGAGGCTAGCTTTTCCGGCATTCCCGACTTCGTCTGTAAAAATACCGTGCCTTTCTAATGCTTGTAGTTGTTTCGCTGTCGGAGGTAACATTTCATAACCAAAACTAGGGACATAGCTCGAAAGGTCTTCGGCATGGATTGACATTTCAAATTGAAGCGGATCAACAAGTTTTCGTTTCCGTTTTCTCATTTCCGCAAGTTGTTTCGCAAGAGCTTCTTCACGTTCAACGATAACGTCTTCGGCGCTCTTGACTTCCATCTGCTCAAGGTCAATCACGACGCCCGTTTCTTCTTCCATGTTTTCGACCATCTTTTTAGTCACTTCAGGGCTTTCACAAATCAAGTGCGCCGGTCTGCATAGTTCGTGCCGTTCTGTATGCCATAAAAAGTCTAGTAATAAAAGCTCGTCTTTTCCGGGAAATAGACGCGCTCCACGTCCCACCATCTGCGAATAAAGCGCCCGGACTTTTGTCGGTCTTAATACCACCACGCAATCGACTGAAGGGCAATCCCACCCTTCAGTTAATAGCATAGAGTTACAAAGAACGTTATAACGTCCCTTTTCAAAGTCTTCGAGCACTTCCGCCCGGTCTTTCGATTCGCCGTTTACTTCAGCAGCCTTGAATCCTCGCTCGTTTAAGATATCGCGGAATTTTTGGCTAGTCTTCACAAGTGGAAGAAAGACGACTGTTTTTCTATCCTTGCAATATTCCGCCATTTCATCCGCAATTTGTACGAGATAGGGATCAAGTGCCGTTCCGACGTCGCTCGCTTTAAAGTCACCCGCGGACATTGAAACGCTCGACAAGTCAAGGTCAATCGGAATTGTTAAGGCTTTAATTTTGGAAAGATACCCGTCTTTAATTGCTTGCACTAGTGAGTATTCATAGGCTAGACTGTCGAAGTATGAGCCGAGGTTCTTCATATCCCCCCGGTCCGGTGTAGCCGTCACCCCCAAAACTTCCGAGTCTTTAAAATGGTTTAAAACTTTCTGATATCCGTCTGAGATAGCGTGGTGTGCTTCATCGACCACAATCGTATCGAACCAGTCAGGCGGGAATTGATTCAAGCGTTTCTCTCGTTGCATTGTCTGAACCGAACCGACAACGACTCGATACCATGAACCAATCGAGGTATTCTCCGCTTTTTCTAGTGCCGTACCGAGTCCCGTCGCAGTCTTGAGCTTATCGCTTGCTTGGTCCAGTAATTCGGAGCGGTGAGCAAGGACAAGGACGCGTTTCCCTTCTCTAACTTGGTCTTCAATAATTTTTGAAAAGACGACCGTTTTCCCCGTTCCAGTTGGAAGGACTAGAAGGGTACGTTTTCGCCCTTCCGTCCATTCCTTCTGAACGGCTTCCCGCGCCTCTTGTTGATAAGGCCGTAATTCCATTTATACCCCCTTAAAATTGTCCGGGATTGAACCCTTGAGTTGGTTGTTGGAATCCTTGTTGCGGTTGTTGATATCCAGCCATTGCTGCTTGCCCCGGTTGTGCGTTCAAAACTTTTGTATAGTCCACGTCTTCCGCGTAAATCATGCTTTTTACTTCATTGTATTTGTTGCCGTTGTATTCGCGGAATCCTACCTTACATACTCCGACTTTACCGATGATTGCGTTCCAATCCATGCGAAGCGGTTCACCTTTACGTTTTTGCCCGATTGAACCAAAGAATGCAGATAACATTCCCTCGGTTGAGCTATGCAAGAATAAGTTGTATTTGAGCTCTGTTTCTCCTTCGTTCGCTTCAATTAAAACGTGAATCGTTGCCTTGTTGCAAGCTGGTAACTTACCGGGGTTTTGCGGGTTCGGTGTGTGACGTCCGCGGTCATAGCTCTTAACTGTGAAATAGTACAATCCTTCAGGTAATAGAACGAATTCCGAATCCTTTTGGATAGTGTCGTTCCAGTCATATTCGCGGTCAAAGTTGTTAGTATTGTTAAATTGTTGTTGTGTCATTTTGTTTTTCTCCTTTTGTTTCAAAAAAATTATAAGTTGTTAGTGTTAAAAGGCATTTCAGGGGTTGTGCGGACTTGATTTTGAATAACCTCAAGTGTAGCGTCCCAATTTGCCACAATCATATCCCAATAATTGCTCGGGAAGTTCTCGATTGGCGTTCCCATCGGGAAATGTCCGCGGATATAAGCAACGTCTTGCAATTCGCTTTCTGTCACGTTATGCGGTGTCATTAAGTCGACAAGCGCTTGTGGTAATAAGCCGGTTGTTTGCTCTTGCACTTGTGCTTGTTTAGCACGTTCGCGCTCTTGTTTAATATTGTCCGCGATTGCGTTTAGCGTTTCCGCAATTTCAGGTTGTTTCACTTCCGCTTGTACCGGTTCAGATTGTGACGGTTGCGGTGTCACTTGTTGCGTTGCGAAGATATGCGCGATACTTCCAAAATCAAACGGTAATTGATCCGGTAAGCCGTGACGGTTCTTTGCGTCCCATGCGGGGCGATGATTGGTATAAATAACACGCTCTCCGCCTTGCGCTTTCTTCTTGCCGTCATCCGTCGTCATGATGAACGTCTTATAATTCGCGAATAGGACCATATCCGCCCACTCTTTGACAAGCGGGGCTGTTTTCGAGCTTGTCTTTTGCCCGAGTTTTAATTCGTATCGGTCATACGCTCCCATCTCGTCCGGTTGCTCGAATTTCTTAATTTGAGCGTGAGCTGTCAAGACGACGTTGATTCCAATATCCACAAGCTCGGACAAGCTATTTAACAAGCGCCCGATTTCTTCTTGGACGTATGTATAGCCCTTGCCCCACCCAAAATCTTCGATTCCGTTCTTTTGGTGCTGTGAGCATACATAAGATACAGCTAGCTGCTCCGCCCAATCAATAGTGTCAATGACTAGTGTCTTGCAAGCGTCCGGATTCGCTTTAATGAACGCAATTTCATTCTTTAGCATAGTCCAGCTTGTAGGTTTGTCCATTCGTGCGACGTCCATATTATCAGTCGAGCCTTCCGTGTCAATGAATACCGGCTCCGGAAATTGTGCTGCAAAAGTTGACTTCCCGATTCCTTCCGGACCATAGATAACGACTTTTTGAGCCCGCGCCTTCCTTCCTCTTGTAATTTGCATTTTTTAGTCCTCCCCGTCGCCGCTTAGCAATCCTTTTAGAAGCCCTTCGATATATTTTCGTTTCGCGTCTTCAATATCTTCAGTTATTTCTTCCGGCTCTTTGCCATCAAGTGTTTTTAGTGTGTATTCTGCTTCGACGACTAAAATTTCACAATCGAGCGCGTTTGCTAATTTTTCAAAGTCTTCTTTTTGGTCTTCGATTGCCTTGAGTTCATTTTTTGCAGCGTGTCTAACATCATCTGTATATTCAACAGAATAAGCAAATGTTCCTTTTTTGCTTTTATAGTTGTTTACAAAATTTCCTGTTTCTTTATGTCTTAATACTGCGAATTTGTCTGTTTTTTTCATGATATTTCCTTCTTTCTTTAATTAAAATCCGTTTTGCCAAGTTGGCGCGACTGTTTCTTGTGCGCCATTTGTTGCCCCGTTTAAAAGCCCATTTTCAAAACTATCTGGTTTGATACTATAACCGTCTTCGATGATGACTGAGCACTCTCCGCCCGTTGAAACTCTTGTCGCGATAGCTTGCAATCCTTCACTTTCAAGCCATGCTCCGAATTCTGTGAGTGTAATCTGATCCATCTGTTCGAGTTTGTCAATAAGAACGAACCCACAATCAGGCTTCAATTTACGAACAATAGCCGTCGCGACTTGTAATTGCTGTGAACCGCTCATATTATCCCATCGTTGACCGAGATACAAGAGTTCGCCGCCATCCACCGATAAGCCCGGCAATGGTAAGTCCGCGTTTGTGAGTAAGTCTGTTTTTTGTTTGCGAATACCTTCAATAACAAGGTCTAATTCGCGGTATTGCTCGCGATAAACCTTCGCGTCTTCTTCCGCCTTGTCTTTGTCAAGATTCGCCCGGACTTTGAGGTTGATCTGCTCAATGTTTGCGATACTGTCTTCGATCTCTTGCGTTGATTCGTCGATAAGATCTTGCGTATCCTTACGAGCAATATCCAAGTCTTGCGCGAGTGCTTGCTCTTTTTCTCGGGCTTCCTTGAGCATATCTTCCAAACGCTCAACGTTTGCAAGTGCCCCTTGATAGTCACTTTCGATTTTCGCGAGATTCTGACGTTTGCGAGCATTTTCGCCATTCCGTCCGAGGATTTCTTGTTGTTGTTGGATCAAATCAGCAATTGAAACGAGCTCTTTCGGTGCGTCTGGATAATATGGCTGCTCTTTGGCAAACTTTTCTTTTTGATCCGCGATGACGCCGATTGCGTGGCGCTCTTGGTACTTGGTCTTCTCTTCCATTTCGAGCTTGACGAGCTGATCGCCCACTCCGATAATCTGCAAGAGCGTCGTCGCTTTTTCCTTGCTCGTCATTTCCATAAATTTCGGAAGATCAAGAGCAAGCTCTTCGACGAAGCTATCAAGTAATTTCTGGCCGGCCTTGTTTCCGCTCGGATCAATCACTTTTAAATCGCTATTTTTGCCCTTGCGTTCAACAACAAGGCCATTCGATAACGTGATTTTCAGACTTGGCGGAAGCGTCGAGCCTTCGCGTTGTGGTTGTGACGGCTTGTACTTGTTACCTCCTAGCGCCCACGCTATCGCGTCTAATACGCTTGTTTTGCCTTGGTTATTGTTACCACCGACGATTGTCAAGCCTTTTGCTGAAGGTTCAATTTTAACCGCTTTAACTCGCTTGACGTTTTCAATTTCAAGTTTATTGATTGTTACCATTTTCTACCCTTTCTAGTTCAAACCGATAGGAGGTTCGACGTCATAAGTGAATTGCTTGTCAGATTTTTTTAGGTTCATTCGTGCGATTGCGTAAAAGTCCGTTGTAACTTCTTCTGTCGCTTCAACTTCCTTGCTTTCGTGTCTCATTGTAAAGAGCATAAGAACGAATATTCCTAAGAGCATAATTCCGACTCCGAGTAGTTGCTCGGTAATGTTTGGTTCTACCATTGTTTATACCTCCAATAATTTTTCAAGGTCTGCGATTCGTTGATAAAGTCCTTGCTTTTCCATTTCGGATTCGATCAGTTGTTCGTTAAGGTCTAACGCCACCAATCGCCAATCAACGTTTTTTTCTTCATATCTTTGTTCCGCGAAGAAATATTTTGTTATTTTATCTAATAGCTTCATGTTAACTCCTACTTCATAAGTTGCTGCTGAAATCTTAATACATCATCTAAGTCGTATAAGCATTTACCGCCTTTTGCATTTTGTTGATAGCTAAATTTCCCTTGATCTCTAAAATCTTCAATTCTTTTTCTTCCCCATCCTGTAGCGTCCATAACTTCTTTGATGGAAACCATATTGAATTGTTTTGAAATTCTTCTGTTTGCTTCTTTTATAGCTTCAATATTAAGTTTTACTAAATCTTCGAATAGTTCTTCTTTCCATTCATTGCCAAAGAGTTCTATTGCCACTAGTATTTCCTCCTTTTCTGTGGTATAATTAAGTTAGATTTTTAAGCAAGCGCCGGATTTTCGTCTGGTGCTTTTTTTCGTCCTTTTGTTCTTTTTAGTGAACACCGTCCGTAAAAAAAATACCGATTTGATCCTTGCTGAATCCGAGAACTGTCGCGACTTTTATCAATTCGTCCGCGTCGAACGAAACAATACCGTTTTCGCGTTTAGCATAACGGGCGCGGTCAGACCATCCGAGCGCCTTCGCCATTTCGTCTTGTGTTAAACCTTTAGCGATACGCTCCGCTTTAATTCGTAAATAATCTACTGACATATATCGGCCTCCTTCCGTTTTTGTTTGTTCTCCTTAGTGAACAAACTAAGTATATCCTACTTGTTCTTTTTTGTCAACACTTTTTATAAAAAAAAATACATTTTTTATTTTTTTCGTATTATTTGTACTTTTTTAAGAACGATGGTATAATAAATTGTAAGGTATGAGGAGGTTGAAAACATGCGTACTAATGAGGAAATAATAAACTTAATTATAGAATTATCGAAAGAAAAAAATATATCTTTAAGCGAATTGGCTAGAAGAACCAATATGGCAAAATCTGGAATATCTCGATATTTTAATAAAACTCGGAAATTTCCACTTAATCGAGCGAACGAATTCGCGAAGGCATTAGGGGTTACGCCCGAATATTTAATTGGAGTGAAGCCAGCTTCTAGCAAACCAGAATACACTACTTCAGATCTACGAAAGATGGCTGAAAACGCAAAAACATTTGACGGTAAGCCTTTAAATGAAGATGATATTCAAGCCATACAAAATATTATAGAAATTTACTTGAAAGGTAGATAACTTATGACTATTGAGGAGTTAGCAGACTCTCACGGTGTCATTCTCGCTTACTTTGATAATGAACTATGGCATAGGCCGGGGGTTTACATCGAAGAAATCAATATTATCTTTATTAACCGTGAGCTGTCCGAGGACGCAAAGAAACGTGTTGTTTTTCACGAATTGGGGCATTTAAGCCATTCCGCCAGTCTTTACAAAAACAATTATTTAAAATGTGAAAATGAAGCTAATCGGCAAATGATCCACAAGTTGCTAGAAGAAGAACTCGCTCTATCAGACGACCATCAATCTTTTAACTATCTTGCTTTTATGCAAAAGCACGAACTAAAAACTGTAACGGATGAATTGATGGTTATCGATGAATATTATGAATTGATAGGATAAAAAAATGGACTTTAATAAAATAAAAGAATTAACAAAAAAAGCAATCGATAAAACAGCAGAAGGCCTTAATAATGCTAATGATATGAGAAAAAAAGCAGCGCTAGAAACAAAAATAACCTTGCCAGCAAGCAATCAATTTTCTAAACCTACTACTATTAGAAAAACAGTTGACGGCCAATATTATATCGGTTTATATTCAGAAACCCCCGAACTATTCGAATTTGAGAATTTCCAATTTGAAGGCTCTAAAATTATAGAACGTACAACGACTACGGGAAAAACAACACAAAAAGGCAAGAAAGTTAGTGCACTTACAGGTGCCGGAATAGGTACTGTTATAGCTCCCGGGATTGGGACAATCGTCGGGGGGATGGTAGGTGCTTCAGGGAAGAAAAAAGGTACTATCAATTCTACGTCTGTTACTACACAAGAAGAAAAACCAGGTTCAGCATCGGTATTGCTCAGAAATATTGTAACGGGTGAAATAAAAACTATTTCAACAAAACTAACTCAAGCTCAAGCGAATAACGTGGAAAGATTTTTTCAATAAAAAAATCCCCCGCTCTCATAAATTGACGACGAGGTGATAATCAAATGGAAATAAAATCTTACAAAAAGAAAAACGGTGATACCGCTTATATGTTCCGAGCCTATATAGGTAAGGTTGATGGAACTAGCCGTTACGTTACACGTCGCGGATTTTCAACTAAAGCGAAAGCAAGGGCAGCGTTACTTCAACTTCAAAATGATATCGAAAATGAAGAACAGACCAAGAAAGAAATAACTGTCGAAGAAATCTCAGAAAAATGGCTTAAAGAATACTCTGAAACCGTACAAGATAGCACCTATATAAAAACTTCTAGGAACTTCAAAAACCATATATACCCAGCTTTTGGAAATAGAAAGATTGCTACGATAACAGCGATTCAAATGCAAGAGCAAGTCAATGAGTGGTCTAAAAAATTAGTCTATGGACGTAAACTAAAAGGTTTAATGAATAACATATTCAAATACGCTATCCGACATGGTTATATTGAAACGAATCCGGTCGATAGTGTAGTGACGTCTGTTAGAAAGAAAGTTGATAGTAAGAGCGACTTCTATAACAAGGATGAATTAAAAAAATTCATGATACTAGTTGCTAAGACTAAGGATTTAGAAAAAATAGTTCTCTTTCGTCTTCTAGCCTTTACTGGAGCGCGAAAAGGGGAGATTTTAGCGCTTGAATGGAAAGACTGGAACGATAACACTTTGGATATTAATAAGGCTATCACAAGAGGTTTTGGGGGCGAAGAAATAGGTAATACAAAAACAGTAAGCAGTAATAGATTAATTAGTCTTGATAAAAAAACAAAAAGCATTTTAAAAAAATGGAAAAAGCAAAATCCTAACACAAGATACATTTTTGAGAATGAATTCAAAAAACCAATCCCAAGTACTTTACCGCGGAAGTGGTTACTTGGTATTTTAAAAGATAGCAAGCTAAGACCGATTAAAATTCACGGGTTCAGGCATACACATGCAAGTCTTTGCTTTGAAGCTGGAATGACTTTAAAACAAGTTCAATATCGACTCGGGCATTCTGATTTAAAAACAACAATGAACGTATATACTCATATAACCACTCAAGCGAAAGACGATATCGGTGAACGCTTTGCGAAATATATAGATTTTTAAGGAGGCTTGCCTCCTTTTTGTGACTCCTTTTGTAACTCCCTTTTTTAAAAAGGAATACCAAGAAATACCAAAGAAAAAAATAAAAAACGCTGTAAGTACAACGTTTTAGAAAGGAATGCAAAAGAATGCAAAAGAATAATGGAGCCGGTGGGAGTTACGGATAGATTGTCAAAACAGTGCATATCTAAATTTATAACTCCTTTTATAACTCTTTTTAGAGCAAACAAAAAACCGCCAGCAAACGCCAGCGGTCAAGTGTAATTAAATTCTGAAAGCCTTTCTATGCTTTATTTTTATTTTGCTGTAATGAGCCCGTCAGGCTCTACGTTGAATGCTTCTTTTTCAGCCATGCGACCGTCAGGAAGTAGCAAGTACCAGCCGTTGTTGTATTTAACAAAGCAATCTGACTTCATGTCTCCGTTGGTTGCATCGAGGTAGTACCACTTGTCGTAGTATTTCACCCAACCGGTTTGCATTGATCCATCACGGTTGAAGTAATACCACTTGCCATCTATTTTCTTCCAAGATGTAGCCATGTACCCGTCTTTATCGAACCAGTACCATTTTTTATCAGTATGTAAAACCCAATCGGATTTCACGCAATATCCTTCAGAATCGAAGTAGAACCATGATTTGTTTTCCTCGATATACTCGAATTCACTTTTCGGATATGTTCCATTCGCTCGAGCGTACCAATCGCCTTTATCATCCGACTGCCAGCCTTTTTTAGGTGCCTCTGGTTGAGCGTCTGGATTGGTCAAGCGGTAGATATAGAAATAAGGTTGCCCTGCATAATACCAGCGCTCGTCATGATTGTTGATTGAGATACCATTATACGCATAATTACAATGAATGATGTTGTCACTATCAATGAACATACCAGTATGCCCAAACGCCCCCGCGCTCGCTCCACGCTTACCCCAGATAAAGATATCTCCACGTTGAGCAGTACATTCAACGTTTTCAGCAATAAGCTCATAACCATTTTTAATCAGCCAGTCGTGCATATACTCAGTATTAACTGCCCAGCCAGCAGATGAAGCCCCAGCACTTCTCAAGGCATAATATACTGAACTTGAGCAATCGTAAGAGTCAGGGCCGTCACGGTATTCCATACTATAAGACACTTGTCCTTGTCTTGCTCGCATCCATGCAATAGCTGTTTCAATATTGATTGTCATACGTTTTACCTTTCATTAGTCTTCATTTGGTTCTGTATAAGTCAACGCTCTTTCACTATCTGAAAGTCCGGCGGTTGTCGGATCATTGACAACGCCAACCAATACTAGAAACGCAAATAAAACATTGATAAACACTAGAATTTTATCGACTGTATCGCCAAACTCTAGTGAAAAATTGAAGATATTCGCAAATGCTTGCGCAAGTAGTGCCAAAGCCGGTACTAAAGCAAGCCAAAAGTTTTTATTTTTAAGTCGTACTGACCAGTTAATCTTGTTCATTATTTTTCCTCTATGATTTCTAGTTCGAGAAATTTCTCAAACAATATTTTGATAGCACCGTTCCCGCCTAACTCAACGTAGCTTTCATAAAGCCGTGAAAGTTCTTCGATTTCATGCTGACTTGTCTTTCCACGTCGTATTGCTTTTTTTAAATTTTCTTGCAATCGAAATCGTTGTAACCGTTGCAAGCCTTTTCCAATAAGCGAAAGATTATCCCGATTTTCTCGTCCAATTTCTGTTACTTCACTAACTGATTTTTCAAGTTCCCCGATTTTGTCGGTCAAAACGTTGATTTGTTTTTCAGTTTCTTTTGTGTTTTGCGTACTTTTGAACGAGAAATAACTTGGAATAATCACAATTAAAACGGGCGTGAGTTTATCTAGCAAAGTTAAAAATTCCAATTAAACCACCCCTTTTCTGAAATAGTGGTCTATTGAACGGGTTGAGTATCTAGCTCGCTAGATGGTTTCTCTGGTTTTGGTTCGGTCCACTTCCAGACAGCTAGTTTTCCGTTCTGTGATAAACTGCCTTCTAGCTCTGCTAGGTTTTCCCCATTGAATGTGAATTTTTGGTTAACTTGGACAAGAACTCGCTGTCCTTCTCCATATTTTGGAGTATGTGAAGGATTTAAAACCGTGAAGATTTCATAAGGTTTATAAGTCTTTCCGACTTGCCCTTCTTCAATCAACTCTAGGCCACGGGCATAAAGCGTTGGATCAAGTGGATTATCAGCATTCGTGACTGCTGCAAGAACTGCCCAATCTGCAACAGATTTCATTTCCGCAATCTGCGCTTCTTTTTCTGCTAGTTTTTGGTTGTATGTCTGCTCTTGCGTGATTAAATCTTCTTGTAACTGCTTCACCCCGTCCGCTGGATTTAATTCAGTAGCGATTTGACCGAGGACCGCTTGGATAAGAACTTCGTCTGTTTCGTTCACACGGTCGCCAATCAAAACACGGTCAAAAGCCGTATATGGTGCTTCTTGTCGAATAGCAACGAATGTTCTGCCGCTTTCTTGCAAGTATTTATTTACCACTTTAAATGTCATATATTATTTTTCCTTTACTTCTTTTTCTGCTTGTAATTGTTGAAGTTGCGTTTGCGCTTCTTCATACAATGCTTTGTAATTAGCGCATTCAATCGTCTTGTTAGCAAGTTGAATTGCTAAATCGTTGATAACTTTGTCTGCTTGGTTCATTGTTTTCCTTTCTAATATTAAACCGACACTTTGTATCGCCCTGGTGCACCGAGCCTATTGTATTCAAAGTGAGTTGCGATACCTTCAAAATTCTTGTTGATTAAATCTAAGATAGTTACTAATGAAGTTCCGCGGAAATAGATATTATCCAAATTACTGATAGTGCGATTTTCGGTGTTCATGATAATTCCACCACCTTGCGAATTAGGCATAAAGTCCATTGACTTACCGTAAAACGTTATGGCTGTTTGGATGTTATTTCCTAACTTCCCGTTCCAAATTTGAATACCCGCAGAAGTATGTTCTATTCCTGTGGTGCCGTTTCGGTTACTCATTAATTGAGTATATGCACTTGGAACACCGTTAATTGAACCTTGTCCAAAAACAAGGAATTGCATAGGTTTCCCGGGGAATCTATTTCTGATTCCTACTGCTTCTTGGTTCATCTCAAGCCAACCAGTTTGTAAATCGAAATCGCTCTTACCGTTTAAAGATGATAGCTTTCCGCCTCGGATAACGTTAGCGGTCAATCCCTCTGCGACAATGTTCTTTGCTGATACGTTGATAAGTCTAGCTTGACTTGCGTCTATCTCTCCGATATGCGCCGTCCCGATTTGAGCGTTACCAATCATAGATTTTTTAATCACACCGTCTTTGATGTAGGTCTTTTCTCCGATTGAGATTAGACCCTCATTGATTTTAACTGATCCATCAGGGTTTAGGTTGATAGCGCCTAACACGTCCCCGGGGCCATTCAAGGCTTTAACCGACCATGAGTTAGATAGCAGTGTCATCTGTGTCCGTACCGCCTCGATAGGTTTTGCTGAATCTTCAGGCGATGGTTGCCACTTGCGGTCATTTGTGCCCTCGTAGAAATCAAGCTCAGTCATGAAAAACCCACCCCATTTGTTCGGGTTGTTTCGGTCAAATTCAAATTGCAGATAACCATCATCAAAATCACCGATATTAAACTTAAATGACTTCTTAACTGCTTTTAAGTTGTTAAAAACTGGACCATCTGTCCACTGAGGTTTTCCATCAAAAACTAATTGCTTATCGTCAAAATCTGCTGTTGATCCCTTTTTGCGCTTGCAGAAATACACTCTTAAATATTTTGAGTTATTGTCGAACCCTAAAATATTTAAGTTATAATCAGTATTTCGCTTGACAATGAAACGCGGACTTTTGACAACCGCACCCGGCCTTAACTCAAACATACGCTTTTGGCCGTTAAAATAGAAAGTATGCGCTGTAAAGCCTAAGCGCCCATTTGCTTCAGACCAGTATTTCAAGCCATCGTCTGCCCGTGAATTTCTGAGCATATTCGGGCCACCTTGCGTTGAATACTTCCCCACTTCCGTCTGGAAAATCTCGTTAGACATAACCAAACGTGAAATTTTATCAGGCAAACCTTGTTCTGTATTTCCTAAGATACGCTCATATAACTGACTTGTTTCTTTAACGTGTTGAAAGTCTGCTTCATTGACCTTGCCAGCCATTTGACTAGCGATATTAGCGAATCGCCCGTCAATACCTTGTTTGTAATCGGCCAGTTTAACTTCGTTATCTCGTTTGAGGATTTCAAAGCGTTGGTTAATGCCTTCAACATTTTCAAGGTAGGTACTTTTTGCCACAAATCTATTAGTGAATGCTTCACGGACACTAGTAACCTGACTTTCTGTTTCTTCTCTTGAATAGCGCTTCAATTCTTCTGATAAGTTTTCGCGCTCCTCTTGAACACTTGTTTTAAAAGCGTTTAAATTTCTGACGTTGTCGTCTGCAATTTTCTTCGCTTCTTTAGCTAAATCTTCGCTTGTGCTAGCTTTTTTTAGAGCTTCAGTAGATCTACGGTTGCTTTCTTCGCTTGCTTGTTCTGCTGCTTTCTTGACTTTATCGAATTCTTTTTCAAGTTCCGTTGTATCAAGTTTTAATTTTTTAAGCTCCCACTCCGAACCGTTCCAGATATACATCTCTGTATCTTCGCCAGCCGTCAAGTAAAGAATATCACCACGCCTTATTGTTCCGATTGGCTCGTCTTTTGGTTTAGTTGCGCCATAATAGACCGTATTCTTGCCATCCGCACTAACAAGTGCCTTTGTAGCGACCGCCAGAGCGCTTTCTGCGAATTCCTTACTTTGTCCCACGCTGCGAAGGATTGAACTTTCAGAGCTTATTTGTTTTTGAACGCTTCCGATATCGTTACAAGTGACTTTATGGTTAATTAAGCGCCCCGTGACGTCATAAGAACTTTCAAACGAAACAATCCGAATTTTTTCCCAGAATCCTATCGTTTCGTTAATAGCCATAATATAATCGCCGGCCCGAGGTTGCGTGTATTGATAGCCAGCTCGGGTTAAATCTTCCATATCAAGCTGGACTGATATCGAGTATGAGTTATCCACTTCAATTTTTAAGCGTTCTAATAACTTTCCGGTATCTTTATACCGTTCATCTGTTACCGGTTCGCCTTCGATACGTCCATAGATACGAGCTAGTGGACTTTCATATTCGGACGTATATCGTCCCTTGCTATGATTTTCTTCATCCTTCCAAGCACCGAATCCCTTCTTATATGTAATGAACTTGTTGATATTCTTTTCAATCACTAATTCATTCATATTAAAATTCTTTCGGACGACTGTCGATAAATCAGAGCCGATTTTTTTAGTAATTAAAACGACTTTTCCGGAAACTGAAAACTCAAGTCCAGCAGTTTTAATAATATCTTTAAACATTTCTAAGCGCTTGGCATTTCCGAAATTCTCTTTACGAATAGAATTCACTCTTACGCTTGGTTCAATCTGGTATCGATAACCGCTATCATTGAAGATAGCCTCGATATACACTTCAAAACGATGTGATCCATTGAATTCGGTATAACAGTTCGAGTGCTCGAAATCGTAAAAGAATTGGTGAACGGCGTCGAAGGAAACAGAAAGATTGCGTCCTTCGTCCCGAGGCTTGGCGAAAACGATGGTGAAAAATTCGCCATTAAGCTCAAATTTCCAGCCTATATCAATTCCAGATAAAACTCTATCATTTGAAATAATAGTCCCTGAAACTGAACGCTCACCATTTACGGCATTTTTGACTGTGAATTCAACTTGCGCTCCAAAACCTTCGCCTTTTTCATTGTAAAAAGTAAGCAATGTTTCCCTCCTTCCTATTTGAATAGTTCTTTAAATCCGAGTATCTTGATTGTGCCTTTAAAATTTGAAGACCACGGGATTTTTTTATTTGCTTTCGGTTTAATCACGAAATACTCGAAATTCGTCCGATTATTGACATTATCACCAGTAGAACCAGTAAATAATTGAGTTTCTATCCCTTTTAGTTTTAACTTGTCGCCCGCTTGGATAGGCGTTTGTGTGTGATTATATGTAAACCGTCGCCCGTCAATCTCAAGAAAGAAATTCGTTTGTTGAGCGTTTGCTGTTAATTCAACAACAAACGGGACTTCTAACTGACTAAGTGTAGCCGTCCCCGCATAATCAAACGCATTTGTTGAAAGTGTGATATCTTTCGGAACTGTTTCACCATACGGCAATTCCGCGGTCACAAAACCAAAAGAAACGTTATACTTCAATCCAGCAGAAGATTTTCCGATAAATTCATATTCAACCGAACCATTATTGACAACCTTATAACGATATTTCCATGCTCTATGAGGTATCGCTCTAAGATTTAATTCGCCCGTTGTTTGTCCGGCTAACTCGAACTCGTATAAATCATCGCGTTCGGGATGCATTTTGGTAATGTAAAAACCATCATCCCCCAAGACGTACCGGTTTAATTCGTCTTTTTTATCAAAAAAGGTTTCCATCGTTGGGACGGTAAGCCTTGCTTTTACTTCTATTGTTTTTTCGGTATAGGTCAAGCCGTCAAAAATTCGACCATTGCGACCTTTTACCGTTCGTGTCGAAATATCCACGGCCGGGGAAGAATCATCGACCGTGATATTATATAAGCCCAGCTCGGACAATCTCCGAGCCTGACCGTCTTTTTCAATCAATAAATCCATGAGTCCCCCTTATGTGAAATATTCAGAAAGTGCTTGTTTTCTAGCGTCTTTCTCTTTGATTGTTGTATAAATCTTGTCGCCCACAATTTCGTTATGGACTTCAAACTTACGTTCAGATAATTGCGAGTTCTTAACGTCGTCGCTCAAGTTTTCAAGTGAAGAACGAACGCCCGCACTTGTAACGCTTGCTGACGTAGTGAGCACACTATTTGTTTGGTAATCTTGATCGGTGATAGCTTGCGCGTATTGTTTCGATACGTCGTTAATGTCTTTCACCCAGCTAGACATACCATTATAGAGCCCTTCACCCGTGAAGCCCCCTATCTTATCCATAACCCGTGAAGGTGAATGAATAGAAAGAGCTGACCGCATAGTTCTAGCGATATTTGAAGCAATACTATTCGCTAGTGAATATAGAGATCCAGCCATTGAAGCAAGACCATTATATAGACCAATTCCAGCATTATATCCGACGCTATTCAATAAGCCCGGAAGGCTTCTGAACGTTGCTGTAATGCTATTGTTCGCACTAGAAGCTAGTGACATAACGTGAGAAAGCCCAGATTGTATTGTGCTAACAAAAGAGTTCATTCCGCTAGTTGCGCTTGTCGTAATATTGCTAAACGTATCATTGAACGCTTTAGCCATCTGCGAACCGCTTTGATTGCTAACTTGTGAAATTTTATCAAGTCCAGTTTGAACAGCTTGAGCCGTTGCTTGCATAGCTTTCTCAACTGTATTTTGCATTTCTTGATAATTTTTCGCAATCGATTGCGATAACTGCGCGCTTGATTGTTCCGCACTTTGTGAAACGCGATTAAAATCAGATTCCGCGCTTGTTGCTAGCGCACTCGTCGCGACCGCTGCGCCCGCTTGCATTTGTTGGAAATTGGAAACAACTCCCGAGTTCGCAATAGAAGCGTTCGTATTCGCGGTAGTCGATACTCCGGCCGTACTTGCGTTGGCGTTATTAAGCAACTGATCTAGTTGATAGCTTGCGTTCGCGTTTAAATCACTAACATTTGATACAACATTTGAACTCATGGCGCTTGTTTGAGCTGTCGCGTTTGTTTGCGCTTGAGTAAACGCCATATCGCTATTTGTCGCGAATTGTTGAGCTTGCAAAGTCCCGTTTGCGTTCATAAGACCAAAGTTAGACAAAACATTTTGCTGCATTGTCGTACTCTGAGTTGTAGCGCTATCGGTAATACCCAGCATATTATTATTGACGTCCATTAACATAGCGTCCGTGGACGTGGTAACGCTCGACTGCATTTGTTGGTAATTCGTGCTTACGCCCGTATTTGCAAGGAAAGCGTCCGCGGTAATTTTAGCCGTTGTTGTTCCGCTTCTAGCTTCGATATTGTCTGACGTCGTATTGATTGCCGCTTGAACCTTCGCTCCGCCTTCTTCAGACTTGCCGGAAATAAAGTCCCAGAGCCCCCCGAAGAAGTTCCCGACCGCGTCCGCAACGCCCTTGAGAGCGTTTGGAATGAATTCGAGCAATGCTTTACCGAATCCCGTGATAATATCCCAAGCTGCTTTGACGATGTTTGGCAAGCCCTTAATAATTGCCATTGCGAGTTGGACAATTAATTGCCAACCGGCCGCAATAAGCTGCGGCAATGCTTGAGCAAGTCCATTGATAAATTGACCAATAATCTGAACCGCACTCTGCGCGATCTGTGGTAAGGCTTGAATTAAGCCTTGAACCAAAGTAACAATTAAACGAATACCACCTTGCAAGATAGCCGGCAAGTTTTGGAGAATCGTTTGGATAAATCCGACAATAATTTGTGTCGCGATCTGAATAATCGTCGGTAACGCTTGAACGATACCCTTTACGACATTCATTAAAATTTGAATCCCTTGTTCTAAAATCTGAGGGAAATTCGCTTGCAAGTTATTGATAAAGTTCGTCACAATTTGTTGAGCCGTTGAAAGTAATTGCGGGATATTTTGCAAAATACCTTGTGTTACGTTTACTAATAATTGCATACCGATAGAAAGTAATTGCGGTAATGCTGATAGTAACGTATTTACAAGCGTTCCGATAATCGTTATCGCTGAAGATATTAAAGAGCCGGCATTTTCCCCCACTCCTTGCACTAAGCTAGCAATAAGCTGAATTCCGGCGTTTACAATAACCGGAAACATTGTCGCGAATGTTTGCGCTAGTTTTGCGATCAAGTCCGCACCAGAAGCGATAAGCGCTGGAATTTGTGACGTGATACCCGAAACAAGTTTTTGAATAATTTGTGGTCCTTTAGTTGTAACCGTGTTTAATAACTGATCTATCTGTTTTCCGAATTGGCTATTGATTAAACCTAAACCGGCGACAACAAGCCCGAGAATAGCTGCGGGACCAATAGCAGCAAGAGCAATTCCCATAACTGAAGAAATTCCGCTTGTCATCATACTTAAAATCGAAAGGCCTTGTGAAGCAGCGCTTCCAATAACCCCCGGAACTCCCGCCATTTTACCCGTGAAGTTAGATATTAACCCGCTAGCGGTTTTCAACGCCCCAGACGAAGCACTTCCGAATTCTAGCGTTTTAGAAGCAACAAACCCCAATCCTTTAGAGAGTGAGGAAAGATTGCTGACTGCCGGACCGAACGCAAAAGCACCCACCACCCCAGCGATAACTGGTTTGAGTCTAACCATCACGCTTTCAAATTTCTTAGCTTGTTCCTCGGTCATTTTTGTTCCGTTCAAAAACTGATTAAGAGCTGGATTCAATGAGTTTAAAGCGTCAAGGAATGTTTGTAGGCCTTTAGAGTTGGAAATTTTATCCACTAGCTTATCAACGTATTTTACTAACGTTGTAAGCACCGGCAAGACTGCCGTCCCGACCTTGATTTGCAACGTTTCAAACGAACCACTCAAGGCCTCGATAGCCCCTTTTAAGTTGTTCAATTTTTCCGCTGCTACTTGTGAAGCCGTCACTTTATCGATAGCGGCTTGCATATTGTTTGCGCCATCTGCCCCCTCGTTCATCGCGATAGTTGCAGCACGCACCGCGTCCGTACCGAATAACGTCTTCAAGGCCATTTGTTTTTCTGCGTCCGTTAAATTCCCCAACTTATCTTTCAAAACTTGAGAAATTTCCGCGAACGATTTGACTTTTCCTTCTGCTGTGAAGAATTGGTTTGCCCCGTCCTCGGTAATGATTCCGAGTTCTTGCATTGCTTTATACTGCCCCTTGGTTGTCGGTTGCAAGTTCATAAGCATTGTCTTGAGCGATGTCCCGGCGTCTGAGCCTTTAAGTCCGTTTTGCGCGAATACTGCGAGGGCGTTTGTGGTATCACGGAATGATAAGCCAAGCCCTGAAGCGAC